ATATTCTTACTTTCGAGGTAGACCCAATAGTCTCAAACCCACTTAGATGGGCAGATATGACTGAATCTAAGCAAGATGAATGGAAAAAGTATAGGCAAGACCTGCTTGACATAACTAAACAACCTAAATTCCCAAAAGTTGTGACTTTTCCAAAGAAACCAGAATAATATGGCAGTAGGCAAGCTTAGACATAAATTGTATGTACAAACACAAACCAGAACCAGTGACGGTGGTGGGTCTCAGAACGTCACATATAGTGATTCGTTTTCTGTATTCGGCATGATAGAGCCAAAAACAGGCTCTGAGAGGGTATTTGGAGACCAATTGGAGGAAAGAATAACACATATCATTACTACACGGTTCAATAGGAGCATCACCTTTAAAAACAGACTTCAATATCGTTTCAATAGAGATGGTGCAAGCTATACAAGGACATTTAACATCAAAAGAGTGATAAATAGAGACACAAGAGACAGATATTTAGACATTCTTGTTGAGGAAGGGGTGGCTACATGAAGGTTTCTGTTAAAATTGATAGAGAAGGTAAGAATCTAACTGGTTTGGAAGCAAATATTCGTAAAAAAATGCAACAAGTCATAGCTTACGGAATAAATGCTACAAGAAACACTGCTGTAGACAATATTTTGCGAGGTGCAAAGAGTGGAGAGACGTATGTAAAGTACAATCCAAGAAGGACACACCAAGCATCAGCATCTGGTCAGTTTCCTGCCAGTGACACAGGCTTTTTAGCAAACAATATTGTAACTAGCATACAGGCAAACGGCTTAGAGGGTGAAGTAATTAGTCAAGCAGAGTATTCGCAGTATTTAGAGTACGGTACATCTAAGATGGGTGCTAGACCTTTCATGCAACCGTCTCTAGAGCAAAATAGACCAAAAATAAGAGCTAGATTAAGAAAGTTATTGGGATAATGGCATTACATTCTTTTGCATTACAACAAGCAATATTTACAGCCTTAGATGGAGCAACGATAAATGATGTTGATGGCAATGCGATAACTGGAGTTTTTGATGATGTTCCAGAGAATACGGCTTATCCTTATGTTGTTATAGGCGAAGAGACAGCCACAAATATAGACACGAAAGATAAAGATGCCCATGAGCACACCCTTACCATCCATGTCTGGAGTCAGTACAGGGGTAGAAAAGAGATAAAAAATATTATGAGTTCAGTATATACAACGCTACATAATGCGAGTATAACTGTAAGTGGTGCTTCCTTAGTGAATATCAGACATGAGTTTGAGAATACACTAACCGAAGCTGATGGAATAACTCGACACGGAGTCATGAGATTTCGAGCCGTAGTTTTTGATAGCTAAAGGAGAGAAAAAATGGCAGCACAGAGAGGTAAAGCCTTATTACTTAAAATTGACGTAAGTGGTACTATGACTACTGTTGGGGGTATGAGATCAACGTCCATGACTCTTAATGATGAAGCCGTAGACATCACTAACAAGGACAGTGGGTCTTTCAGAGAGCTACTTCCAGCAGGTGGTATTCAATCTATGACAATCACAGCGTCTGGTGTATTTACAGACTCAACTGCTGAAACAACATTGAGATCGGCATACGGTACATCTAGTTTTAAAAGCTACAATGTGATTGTGCCAGATTTAGGCACTTATGCAGGTACGTTTATGATAGCTAGTCTAGAATATGCAGGTGAGTACAATGGCGAAGCTACTTACAGTGTTACTTTAGAATCGTCTGGGTCAATTACATTTACGGCTGCTTAATAAATGGCTTGGACAGAGACAACTATTACAAACAATAAAAAAACAGATTATCCTGCTTTTTTTAAGAAGAAGAATGGCGAATATACGTTTGCTTTTACTTCAGCAGTCCAACTGGACGGAGTTCACATAAGTCGTGGACTGGATAAGACTTTTCTATGTGGTGGTCATACACATACCATTACATCAGTAAAAGATGTCGCTGATCGTGGCGAAGAATTTATCATAACAACAACAGTGGAGTATAAGAAAAATGTCAAATCAACTAAGAGGGGAGATTGAGATCAAGCTTGGAGAGCAAACTTACAACTGTAAATTAAATTTTGATTCTCTTGTGCGTATCGAAAATACCTTAGATACACCGATTTTAAAACTGGCACAGAAAATTTCTGAAGCAGAATTAAAAGTAACAGAGATTAGTTATATCCTTTTTACAGCCATAAAAGGTGGTGGTAAAAACATTACAGAGAAAGAAGTAAGTGATCTCATATGGAAAGTTGGTTTTGTTGACGCTATAAAAGCTGTAGGAGAAGTTATTTCTATGGCATTAACTAGTGGTGATGACGAAAAAAAGTAAAGAGGGGTTCTGTAGTTGAAGAGATCAAGTGGAGAGACTTACTAGAAACTGGAATTGGAGTGCTTCAAATGACACCAGAACAATTTTGGAATTTAACAATGATAGAATTTTCTTGTGCAGTAGAAGGTTTCAGTAGTTTTCATGCTTCTCAATCAGATACCCCACTTACAAGAGATGAGCTACAGGATATGATGGAGAGGTATCCAGACTAATGGCAACAGCAGACGAACTCATAGTCCGTATTAAAGGTGACTTAAGCGACATCACCAAAAAGCTTAAGCAACTTGAGCAATCGACAGCGACTACTACTAAGAAGGTAAGTACAAATTTCAACAAAATTGCTTCAGTAGCGAAGCTTGCTGTTGGTGCTGTGGTAGTTCAACAACTTGCTAGAGGTGCGTCTGCATTAGTAAGGTTTGCGTCTCATGTCGAAGAAATGCAAGCAAAGTCCTCTGTGGTCTTTGGACAGTTTGCTACACAAGTAAGGTCACAATTATCTAAATTTGGGGATGAGGTAGGCAGAAGTACTTTTCAGTTAGAAGAGATGGCATCTCAAATACAGGACACTTTTGTTCCTATGGGGTTTGCCAGAGGTGAAGCATCACAGTTATCAGTACAATTGACGAAGCTTGCAACAGACGTAGCATCTTTCAATAATGCCAGTGACGTTGATACTATGAGAGCGTTTCAGAGTGCTCTGGTAGGTAATCACGAAACAGTGAGAAGATTTGGTGTTGTAATTACAGAAGCAACTCTTTCACAAGAATTGATGAGGATGGGCATCAATAAGCTTTCTAAAGATGCTACCAATCAAGAGAAGGTACAAGCACGACTCAATTTATTATTAGCAGGTACAACCGATGCACAAGGTGACGCTGCTCGAACATCAGAAAGTTTTGCTAATCAGATGAAGGGATTAGGAGCTGCCTTGTCAAATCTTGGGGTTGCCGTAATGACACCTCTACTGCCACAACTTGCTGAATTTGTAGGAATGTTGAAAGCAGGTGTAGTTTCTATCAAAGAGTTTTTATACAACACTGGTATCTTATCTAGAAATTTAAGTCTGAACAGCGAAGCAACAAAAGAGCTTATACAAGCAGAAGAAAAGTTATTTGAACTTAGAAGACAACAAGCACTACATGAAGCAGATACAAGATTACCAGAAGCAGGAGCAGGAGCTTTAGCTAGTGCAGAGCGAAGAGTCCGTAATTTAAATAAGCAAATTCGTGCCAATGATATGCTTGCAAAAATACAAGAACGGCAAGCTAGAGTGCAAGATGAGTACAATCAAAAGCTAAGACAAAGAGGAGAAGCTGAATCAACCATAAACGCTGCCATTGCAAAAGCTAAAGCAGAGCAGGAAGCACTTAAAGAGCAGATTAAAGCTACAACTCAATCTCAAAGAGAAGGCATAAAGGCAACATCAGAACTTTCATCAGAGTTTCTGACTATGGGTGAAGGTGGAGACAAGTTAAAAAAAGAACTGTCAGATATAGTTGCAGAGAATCATAAGCTTAAATCATCAATGAAAGAATTAGGAGATACAACAGAAACGACAAATGAAAGATTAGATAACGCAAAATCTATTGTTGAGTCTCTCAAAACACCATTAGAACAATTGAACGAGGATATAGCTGATTTGAAATTTGCTCAGAGTAATTTTACATCAGAGGAATTCACTGGTGCTATGAAAGAAATGGAAATGCAAATAAGGATGACTAATCCAGAATTTGTTATGTTCAAAGACGCATTAGAAGATATGGGGAAAAGCGTATCTCAGAGTTTGGCAGAAATGGTTGTCAACGGTAAGGGAAGTTTGACAAGTTTCTTAAATATTTTTAAGGATTTCATCAAACAGTTATTAGCAAAAACGATAGAGCTTGCGATTATAAATCGAGCAATAAATTCTATACTCAGATTAGAAGGAACTACAGCAGAATTACCAACACTTCCTGCTAGAGCAAGTGGTGGTACAGTACAGCGTGGAAGACCCTATATGGTGGGCGAACGCGGCCCAGAAATGTTTGTTCCTAATACAGGTGGTCGTATAGTTCCAAACGGTGCACTACCTAAAGGTGGAGGAACAACCGTTGTTAATCAAAATCTCAATTTTACAACAGGCATACAGAACACAGTAAGAGCAGAAGTTCTTAGTATGCTTCCTGCCATACAGGAAAGCACTCTACAGGCTGTTGTAGATCAAAAACGCAGGGGTGGCTCTTTTGGTCAGTTAATGACATGAGTATAACATATCCTCTCACACCACCATCCAGTCCACAGTATGTCACACAGCAATGGTCAATTATTAGAGGTGTAGGCATATCAGAGTCTCCATTCACAGGGGTACAACAGACTGTAGAGTTTGATTTAGCTAAATGGAAGGCAGTGCTTTCCTTGCCACCTATGAAGCGTTCACAGGCACATGAATGGGTTAGTTTTTTGGTAAAGTTACACGGTAGAAGAGGTACTTTTTTCTTAAGTGATAACGATGCTAGAGCACCCCAAAATAGTATAAGTGGCTCAGTAACAGTTACAAACGCTGCATCAGCAGGTGATATTGTTTTGACTTTGACTGGCACAACAGCATTTAGTGCAGGAGATTATGTGCAAATAGGCACTGGTGCATCTTCACGATTGCACATGGTTGTAGCCGATCAGTCTGGTGGTTCAACAATACAGATAGAGCCTAAGTTAAAAGCAAGCGTTGCACAGGGTACAACTATAACATACACCAATCCCAAAGGTATATTTCGTATGGATTCAAACGAATTGATGTGGGATACCAATGCTGTATCTGCATACGGTATATCTTTTTCTTGTTCAGAGGTAGACTAAGATGATGACAATAATAGGCAGTTTGTTGGGATTTGGCACAAGCTTTTTGCCAGAGGTTCTTAATTATTTCAAAAGAGGGCAAGAGCAAAAGTAT